TAACCGCATTCGCAAAATATTCTCACGTATCTGTTCTATCTGTTCTGGGGTTAACTTCTTCTCTTGTTGGGTATCAGTTCTCTGTTGGTTGTCTCTGTCTTGTAGTGGATTATCTACTGAGCCCTCTGGAGTATTTGTTAAACCAGTTCTAAGTTTCTCTTGGATTACAACTCTGTCAACCTTACTCTCATAATCTTTTAGTAGGGTTGCTCGATCTACTTCTGTTTTACTAGATAAATCCTGTGTATAGGTATCTAGGTCTTCTATTGTAGTATTAGCTAGACAGGCTAGATCAAGTAGGCGTTCTACCTGTAGATCTTGGATTTGTTTGGTTCGTTCAGTGAGAGTATCTTCTGTTTGTTGGATCTCTATCTGTAGTTTCTGGTTTTCATCCTTTAGGGTCTGAAGATTAGCGGCGTCTTCCTGTTGAACCTGAAGGGGCAGATCGATCTCTCTCTCACCTGCTACATTGAGTAGACCGTGAAAGAGTTGGGCGATCTGCTCATCAGAGAAGATGTCAAACCAATCTGCAACAAACTGGCCGAGGTCTACTTCTGTTTCATCCCCAAACGGACATCCTAGTCTCTTAGCCTTCCGTCTGATGCAAGCGAGAACACTAGAAGACTCATTATATTTCTTCGCATATGCCATAGCCGATTTTGCATGGGCACAATCATTTACTGGATATTTGTCAGGTGGCTTACAGAATGTAGACTTAGACAGTTTCTTACGGGCCGCCGCAGTAAGTTTTGCATCCTTCAGTAGAGAAGCCAGTTCTTGGTCTTCTCCTGTTAGAATGAAGGCAACCATTTCTGCATAATGACGACCCTCTTCATCTTCGCCTGCTATGGCCTCATACTCGTCACCAAGAGCAACCTTAACTAGATCTTCTTCTGTGTCAGCAGATGTATTAGTAGAAGTATCTGAAACATCAGTATTAGTGGTAGTGTTGGTGTTAACATCAACGACTGGATATAGTTTATCGTGAGCGGTTAGAAAAATGTCGGCGGCCTGGCATTCATCACAAGCAAACAGATTATTATCTTCAATGTGCTTGAGAATAACTTCTGTCTTTGTCTTGGCATCCTCGGGAGTATATTTCTTGTCCTCTAGGAGTTTTATGGCATCTTCTAGGGTCAGTTTCTCCATCTTAATATCCTCCGGTACTGGTCGCTCAAAACTATCATATATTAACATAGTTTTCGGCACGTCGCTAGTGAGACTATCTTCAGAGAAAGAAACTGTCTTGATTTCTTGTCCTGTACTATCCCCAATAGAAAGGATTTGTGATTTAGTATCTGCTGGGCTATTTACAAAGGAATACTCTTGATAGTTAAAGTTGCCGGCAATTAGAACACACTTCTGTCCATCATAAATCTTGCCTGGTTGATGCTCACAAACATCCTCTTCGTCATCAGACATCCAATCTCTACGACAAATAGAACAGATTGCTCTATCTGTGCTAGCAGAGACAGAACCAGTGAGATAGCGTTGGTCTAGAACTTTCTGAATGGCAGCGGGATCAGATACATCGAATACTAGTTCAATATATCCGAGGCCTTCATAGTCATCATCTTCAGCAAAACCCCCATCACTAATCAACCACTGATTACAGAAGTCTACTGTTTCTCTAACTGATAGTTTGCCTGTTAGGAATGCGTCCATTAGGACAGGACTAACAATCTTGGCTTTCGCATCTTGAATGAGATCGATATTACTATAGTGGTCACGGATACCATTTGATAGATCAACATAACGCGCGTCTACTACTCTACCTATCGGATCATCGTAACTATCATGATGAAGAAGAATAGGCTTCTTAAATGGAGTTAACCAAGTAGATATACTGTCTCTCATATAGTTAGGGAGATACAACATATGGTTGCGTGTTACCCTACCAGAGTGAGTGGCTGCTACTTTTACTCTCAGACGAGATGTTCCTGTTGGACTTGCTTGCTGGATGAAATCTTTCATTTCATCAGTGAGTTCTCCGGGTAGGAGAGTAAAGTCATCTTGGATCTTCAGGTGTTTCATATTGGTAACTCCTAGTTCTTTATTCGTGAGCCTCTACTCTCATCAGTTGGCAATGACAGTTAGGATGAAGAGGAACTATACTAGCAAGATCTATATCTCTAACTTGATAAGTTTTAGATGCGGCGGCCTTACATTTATCACAGGCTGTGGCTAATGGCACTATCTCTACTGTAGTAACTCCTTCGTTCCTATAGGCTAATAGTTTACCAAAGTTATATGCCTTCTCTATCTCTGTGCGATAAATAAGGTCAGCACGATAGGCTAAACTATCGAGAGCCAACTGAGTTTCATCTAGATACTGAGAGAGAATATTCTCTGGGTTTACAGCATTAATCTTCTGCAGCCGGCGCTGAATGAGACTAACAGCATTGAGCGCCAGGCGAGTAATGAAATACTCTGCTCTCTCATCTACTTGGTTGCGGGCCTCGTGTAGAGTTGCTGGTTCATAGTAGGGGCCAGAACTATTATCTTGATACCCCTGACGAAGAGAACTCTCTGCTGTGACCTTAAACTTCTGAGATGTATATTGTGCCCAAGTCCTTGCATAAGACTTTAGATAGTCAAAATCAAATGTTTTACGTTCTTCCCAGGCTTGCTGAATATTATCTACTAGTTCTCTGCCAAATGATCGATAAGCAGTCTCAAGATAGTGGTCTTGTGTCTTGGACTTGGCTTTTTGTAGCGCTAGTTTAGTTTGTTTGTCCTGCTCGGCCTTCTGTTGTGCTTCTTTCTCTTTTCCTTGTTGGGCTACTTGAAGTTGACGCTGAACTAATGCAGTAGATCGGGCCTCTGCCATCGCTTGTGATGCTGCCGAATTACCACACCATCGTGCTTTGCCATTTCTTCGAACATAGATAACACCAGTCGAGGTTGTAACACAATAAACCTTACCAGTATATTTAACTAGTTCTTCCTTAGATGAAGGAGCTAAATCTTTGTAGGTTACTCTATCGGCTACATCAGCATACCGTCCTCTGTTGATTGCTACTTTATAACAGTCACGGAAAGGGGGTAAACGTTTTTCAACACGGGTATTGGCAGCCCATCCTACTTTCAGAGCAACCTCTTGAACATCGTCAGCAAGTTGTTTTGAAGTAGTAGAATAGAGATAGTGATAAACCTCTTCTCCATCGCCATGCATCATAGTTTTCAAAAAGAAAAGTAATAAATCTGAAGATAAATTCTTAATTTCTTGTGGAATATACTTTCCCCAGCAGTAATGACCACAGTGTTTAAGAAGCCACTCTTTGATTTGAAAATCACTAAAGGTCCACCCTTTGTCATCAGGGTGATAACTTAACTCAAGCGCCTGTAAAATATTGGTAATATCCCGATATTCTGTAGGATGAACAGTCTCACTTTGGGCTATTCCCATTTGTCCATGCTGGCCATACCAACCTTCTGTAATATGCCAAGCCAAAAAAGAAAGCCAAAGTTTGATCGGTATATCTCTTTTAGGAAAATATCTTTTGTCAGGATGAAACTTCGATATACGATGAAGTTCAGGAAGAGTAAAATAAGTAGGACTATTCCCAGTCCAGTCTGCTGTTCTCTTAAACTTCTTGTATTGCCCAATCGTACTATCAGCTCTTACAAGTCGAAAAGGATGTAAATCTGGATTTCTATCATGCTCAACCCCTGCTGTATAAAGTTTATGATTTGGTGTAACTAATACATCTACAAAACGTGTTGATAAATGGTATAGTTGGCCACTATAGTCAAACTCAACTTTCTGAACAGGCTTTTCAAACCTGAGTTCATTACCATTGTAAAGTACTGCTACTTGGTCTTCGCATGATACTTCACGGAAGGATTTCCATCCATTATTAGTCAATATCTCTGTGGTCTGGTCGTAGCAGTATGGTTCGTCAACCGCACGAATGAGATTGAGGGGCTCGCCAAAGAGTTTCCAGTAGGTATTATGCCATTCAGGATACTTCTGGGGATCTTGTTCCTCTCCAGTCATTGGAATAGGAATGGGCTCATAATGTAGAGCAGACCGGAACTCATCGTATGTAATACCATTTGCCTCAAATAGTTCAATCAGGTGCTTCTCTATATCCATACGATTAGCAATATCTATCTCTGCGAAGTTGAGATGAACCATATGGATCTCTTCTAGAACATCATCTCCGAATGTGCTTTCTAGAAGAAGTTCTGAAATAACCTCTTGGTCCCACTGTGCCTCGAAGGTATCCTGGGTGCCCTTAATAGAGTCAATTAATGCTCTACTCATCGATGTGGCCGTAGCGCGGTTTGTCGTAGCACCATCGCCCAGATCTACAGTAGAGATACCAAGGCCTGCTATTACTCTCTTTTTAAAGTGTTCTAGATAGCCTTCTGCTCTGATTGCCCTACCTTCAGAACCAACAGCCTTGATCTCATGTCTCTCTGGGGTAACGATGCCGCCCTCTAGGGGCATAGAACGTAGTTCATCTCTGACAGCATCTGTTTCCTTTGTTCCGTCTTCTGTGAAACCAGCTGGTCTTGTCTCTGTTCCTACCTTATATTGGAATAGAGGGAATAGATGTTGGTAGAGTAACATTTCTATGTTCTCTTCTATTTGACGAAGGGCACGAATATCATCTATTACTGGAATGATAGAGGGAACACCAAAGAGAAAGCCTTCTCTTCTATCCAATACGAAATGAATAACATCTTGGGGCGGGAAGACTTTATAACTACCATCTGGTAGTTCGTGCTTCCATTCTACTATCTGGCCTGATTCATTTAGTCTCACAGACATAGTTTCTGGAGCAGCAGGGAAGTATGCAGCGACTGGCTTGAGACTTCTCTTCTTGTTTATATCTCTCCTAACTCTACCACCTGATGCTTTCTCGTTTCTAACTTTTACTAGATAAGCATTAGATGTACGAATGAGAGAATGTGCGAGCCGCTTGAGTAGTTCTATGGTAGGAATACCACTTGCTCGAGACATCTGAGCCATACGGACTTTAATATATTGTAGTGTCTGTTTATCTGCACCTGTATAACCTACTCCTTCTTTGAACATCAAGCCTAGTTTCTTTTGGAAAGCCTGGCGAACGAAACTCTCACAGTCTTCTAACTTGCCGATTTCATTGAGATCATACTCAGGAGGCAAGAAGTGAGTGCGGCCTAGACCTCTTGTCATTGCAAAGGTCATAGTAGAAGGAGGCACTAGGGGGATATGAGAGATTGGTTTAGAAGAGATATTTACTTGTTGGATCTTAATCTCATCATATAAATGGCGAGGCTCTTCTGCTACTTGTTGTTTTTTTCTCCTACTGATTTCTATACCGAAGAGTTTCATGCTTGATCCAACTCGGCCATCCATTTGTTGATTTTCTCAGCATCTGTTACAGAAGCCTTACGTAGGCAAGGCATCGTAATACTAACAGGTTCAGACAAGGCTTGTGCTACATCATTGCTGAGTTCCTCAACTGTGGGGTCTATGAAGTTATTCCCTTCAAATTTAAACACATTACCAGTGTTTGACAATAGGCCTTCAGTGGCAGGATCAGCCTTGTTATCTATGTGAACCAGTCCTTCATCATCTACCCACATCTTGAAAGGAGAGTTCGGATTCAGATAAACCTGGAAGAAGTTATCAATCTCATTCTGTTCAGGTGTTTTTCCTGATCCACTACAGGCAGGATGTCCCTTTGCCATTGCTTCTATGAGGGAGATGATTATATTAATAAGCCTTACTATCGAAAGTTTGCGTAGAGACAAACGGAGATGGGCGGCGTCAGTTAACCCAGTATCATTTAACAATGCTTTTATTTCTTTGAGATAAAAGTCCAACTTGTCTTCTATTGCACGTTTTGCCTCTGTTACTTTATCTGTTAACTCTTTCATAGAAGACTTAAGACCTGTCTTAAATTGGTTGATTTCTTTTCTCGCTTGTTTAATTTGAGCATGAGCATCATCCATAAGGTCTTGTGAAGGCACAACTTGTTTCATTCCTGTTGCTACTTTTGCTCCAACTTGAGATGCCACACTCTTTGATGCTCGTGGTACTTCGAACTCTAGTTTGTTCATCTGTTGTTCAAAAGAATCTAAAATACATTCTAAAGGTTTAGTAACAAGAGTCACAAACTTATCTAATAGAGCAGAGAGGGTCATCAATACAGGCGTAAACAACGGAGCAATTAATGTTTTTATTAGATCAAACAACGCATCGAGTTTAGTAGTATCGAGCAAGAGTAGAGCCATCAAAACCGCGATGATACGCTGAAGATCTGGGACACAAGTAAAAGATAGCATATTGAGTAAATCGCAAATATCACCATAAACATTTAGGTTTTTCAACATATCTAACATAGCCATCAAAGTCTC